GCGCCAGTCCTCCGATAGACTGAGTCGCCCGGGTACCCGTGTATCCAATAAATCCTCTTGCTGTTGCATCCGACTCGTGGTCTCGCTGTTCCTTGGGAGGGTCTCCTCAGAGTGATTGACTACCCGTCTCGGGGGTCTTTCATTTGGGGGCTCGTCCGGGATCTGGAGACCCCTGCCCAGGGACCACCGACCCACCACCGGGAGGTAAGCTGGCCAGCAATTGTTCTGTGTCTGTCCATTGTCCTGTGTCTTTGATTGATTTTATGCGCCTGTGTCTGTACTAGTTGGCCGACTAGATTGGTATCTGGCGGATCCGTGGTGGAACTGACGAGTTCGAGACACCCGGCCGCAACCCTGGGAGACGTCCCAGGGACTTCGGGGGCCATTTTTGTGGCCCGGCCAGAGTCCAACCATCCCGATCGTTTTGGACTCTTTGGTGCACCCCCCTTAGAGGAGGGGTATGTGGTTCTGGTAGGAGACAGAGGGCTAAAACGGTTTCCGCCCCCGTCTGAGTTTTTGCTTTCGGTTTGGAACCGAAGCCGCGCCGCGCGTCTTGTCTGCTGCAGCATCGTTCTGTGTTGTCTCTGTTTGACTGTTTTTCTGTATTTGTCTGAAAACATGGGCCAGGCTGTTACCACCCCCTTAAGTTTGACTTTAGACCACTGGAAGGATGTCGAACGGACAGCCCACAACCTGTCGGTAGAGGTTAGAAAAAGGCGCTGGGTTACATTCTGCTCTGCAGAATGGCCAACCTTCAACGTCGGATGGCCACGAGACGGCACTTTTAACCCAGACATTATTACACAGGTTAAGATCAAGGTCTTCTCACCTGGCCCACATGGACATCCGGATCAGGTCCCCTACATCGTGACCTGGGAAGCTATAGCAGTAGACCCCCCTCCCTGGGTCAGACCCTTCGTGCACCCTAAACCTCCCCTCTCTCTTCCCCCTTCAGCCCCCTCTCTCCCACCTGAACCCCCACTCTCGACCCCGCCCCAGTCCTCCCTCTATCCGGCTCTCACTTCTCCTTTAAACACCAAACCTAGGCCTCAAGTCCTTCCTGATAGCGGAGGACCACTCATTGATCTACTCACGGAGGACCCTCCGCCTTACCGGGACCCAGGGCCACCCTCTCCTGACGGGAACGGCGATAGCGGAGAAGTGGCCCCTACAGAAGGAGCCCCTGACCCTTCCCCAATGGTATCCCGCCTGCGGGGAAGAAAAGAACCCCCCGTGGCGGATTCTACTACCTCTCAGGCGTTCCCCCTTCGCCTGGGAGGGAATGGACAGTATCAATACTGGCCATTTTCCTCCTCTGACCTCTATAACTGGAAAAATAACAACCCCTCTTTCTCCGAGGACCCAGCTAAATTGACAGCTTTGATCGAGTCCGTTCTCCTTACTCATCAGCCCACTTGGGATGACTGCCAACAGCTATTAGGGACCCTGCTGACGGGAGAAGAAAAACAGCGAGTGCTCCTAGAGGCCCGAAAGGCGGTTCGAGGGGAGGACGGACGCCCAACTCAGCTGCCCAATGACATTAATGATGCTTTTCCCTTGGAACGTCCCGACTGGGACTACAACACCCAACGAGGTAGGAACCACCTAGTCCACTATCGCCAGTTGCTCCTAGCGGGTCTCCAAAACGCGGGCAGAAGCCCCACCAATTTGGCCAAGGTAAAAGGGATAACCCAGGGACCTAATGAGTCTCCCTCAGCCTTTTTAGAGAGACTCAAGGAGGCCTATCGCAGATACACTCCTTATGACCCTGAGGACCCAGGGCAAGAAACCAATGTGGCCATGTCATTCATCTGGCAGTCCGCCCCGGATATCGGGCGAAAGTTAGAGCGGTTAGAAGATTTGAAGAGTAAGACCTTAGGAGACTTAGTGAGGGAAGCTGAAAAGATCTTTAATAAACGAGAAACCCCGGAAGAAAGAGAGGAACGTATTAGGAGAGAAACAGAGGAAAAGGAAGAACGCCGTAGGGCAGAGGATGTGCAGAGAGAGAAGGAGAGGGACCGCAGAAGACATAGAGAAATGAGTAAGTTGCTGGCTACTGTCGTTAGCGGGCAGAGACAGGATAGACAGGGAGGAGAGCGAAGGAGGCCCCAACTCGACCACGACCAGTGTGCCTACTGCAAAGAAAAGGGACATTGGGCTAGAGATTGCCCCAAGAAGCCAAGAGGACCCCGGGGACCACGACCCCAGGCCTCCCTCCTGACCTTAGACGATTAGGGAGGTCAGGGTCAGGAGCCCCCCCCTGAACCCAGGATAACCCTCAGAGTCGGGGGGCAACCCGTCACCTTCCTAGTGGATACTGGGGCCCAACACTCCGTGCTGACCCAAAATCCTGGACCCCTAAGTGACAAGTCTGCCTGGGTCCAAGGGGCTACTGGAGGGAAGCGGTATCGCTGGACCACGGATCGCCGAGTGCACCTAGCCACCGGTAAGGTCACCCATTCTTTCCTCCATGTACCAGATTGCCCCTATCCTCTGCTAGGAAGAGATTTGCTGACTAAACTAAAAGCCCAAATTCACTTTGAGGGATCAGGAGCTCAGGTTGTGGGACCAATGGGACAGCCCCTGCAAGTGCTGACCCTAAACATAGAAGATGAGTATCGGCTACATGAGACCTCAAAAGGGCCAGATGTGCCTCTAGGGTCCACATGGCTCTCTGATTTTCCCCAGGCCTGGGCAGAAACCGGGGGCATGGGGCTGGCCGTTCGCCAAGCTCCTCTGATCATACCTCTGAAGGCAACCTCTACCCCCGTGTCCATAAAACAATACCCCATGTCACAAGAAGCCAGACTGGGGATCAAGCCCCACATACAGAGACTGCTGGATCAGGGAATTCTGGTACCCTGCCAGTCCCCCTGGAACACGCCCCTGCTACCCGTTAAGAAACCGGGGACTAATGATTATAGGCCTGTCCAGGATCTGAGAGAAGTCAACAAGCGGGTGGAAGACATCCACCCCACCGTGCCCAACCCTTACAACCTCTTGAGCGGGCTCCCACCGTCCCACCAGTGGTACACTGTGCTTGACTTAAAAGATGCTTTTTTCTGCCTGAGACTCCACCCCACCAGTCAGTCTCTCTTCGCCTTTGAGTGGAGAGATCCAGAGATGGGAATCTCAGGACAATTAACCTGGACCAGACTCCCGCAGGGTTTCAAAAACAGTCCCACCCTGTTTGATGAAGCCCTGCACAGGGACCTCGCAGACTTCCGGATCCAGCACCCAGACCTGATTCTGCTCCAGTATGTAGATGACTTACTGCTGGCCGCCACTTCTGAGCTTGACTGTCAACAAGGTACGCGGGCCCTGTTACAAACCCTAGGGGACCTCGGATATCGGGCCTCGGCCAAGAAAGCCCAAATTTGCCAGAAACAGGTCAAGTATCTGGGGTATCTTCTAAAAGAGGGTCAGAGATGGCTGACTGAGGCCAGAAAAGAGACTGTGATGGGGCAGCCTACTCCGAAGACCCCTCGACAACTAAGGGAGTTCCTAGGGACGGCAGGCTTCTGTCGCCTCTGGATCCCTGGGTTTGCAGAAATGGCAGCCCCCTTGTACCCTCTCACCAAAACGGGGACTCTGTTTGAGTGGGGCCCAGACCAGCAAAAGGCCTACCAAGAGATCAAGCAGGCTCTCTTAACTGCCCCTGCCCTGGGATTGCCAGACTTGACTAAGCCCTTCGAACTTTTTGTTGACGAGAAGCAGGGCTACGCCAAAGGTGTCCTAACGCAAAAACTGGGGCCTTGGCGTCGGCCGGTGGCCTACCTGTCCAAAAAGCTAGACCCAGTGGCAGCTGGGTGGCCCCCTTGCCTACGGATGGTAGCAGCCATCGCCGTTCTGACCAAAGACGCTGGCAAGCTCACCATGGGACAGCCACTAGTCATTCTGGCCCCCCATGCAGTAGAGGCACTAGTTAAGCAACCCCCTGATCGCTGGCTCTCCAACGCCCGAATGACCCACTACCAGGCTCTGCTTCTGGACACGGACCGAGTCCAGTTCGGACCAATAGTGGCCCTAAACCCAGCTACGCTGCTCCCTCTACCTGAGGAGGGGCTGCAACATGACTGCCTTGACATCTTGGCTGAAGCCCACGGAACTAGACCAGATCTTACGGACCAGCCTCTCCCAGACGCTGACCACACCTGGTACACAGATGGGAGCAGCTTCCTGCAAGAGGGGCAGCGCAAGGCCGGAGCAGCAGTAACCACCGAGACCGAGGTAGTCTGGGCCAAAGCACTGCCAGCCGGGACATCGGCCCAAAGAGCTGAGTTGATAGCGCTCACCCAAGCCTTAAAAATGGCAGAAGGTAAGAAGCTGAATGTTTACACCGATAGCCGTTATGCTTTTGCCACTGCCCATATTCACGGAGAAATATATAGAAGGCGCGGGTTGCTCACATCAGAAGGAAAAGAAATCAAAAATAAGGACGAGATCTTGGCCCTACTGAAGGCTCTCTTCCTGCCCAAAAGACTTAGCATAATTCATTGCCCGGGACATCAGAAGGGAAACCGCGCGGAGGCAAGGGGCAACAGGATGGCCGACCAAGCGGCCCGAGAAGTAGCCACTAGAGAAACTCCAGAGACTTCCACACTTCTGATAGAAAATTCAGCCCCCTATACTCATGAACATTTTCACTATACGGTGACTGACATAAAAGATCTGACTAAACTAGGGGCCACTTATGACGATGCAAAGAAGTGTTGGGTTTATCAGGGAAAGCCTGTAATGCCTGATCAATTCACCTTTGAACTATTAGATTTTCTTCATCAATTGACCCACCTCAGTTTCTCAAAAACAAAGGCTCTTCTAGAAAGGAACTACTGTCCTTATTACATGCTGAACCGGGATCGAACGCTCAAAGACATCACTGAGACTTGCCAAGCCTGTGCACAGGTCAATGCCAGCAAGTCTGCCGTCAAACAAGGGACTAGAGTTCGAGGGCACCGACCCGGCACCCACTGGGAAATTGATTTCACTGAGGTAAAACCTGGCCTGTATGGGTATAAATATCTTTTAGTTTTCATAGACACTTTCTCTGGATGGGTAGAAGCTTTCCCAACCAAGAAAGAAACTGCCAAAGTTGTAACCAAGAAGCTACTAGAAGAAATCTTCCCCAGATTCGGCATGCCACAGGTATTGGGAACCGACAATGGGCCTGCCTTCGTCTCCAAGGTAAGTCAGACAGTAGCCGATTTACTGGGGGTTGATTGGAAACTACATTGTGCTTACAGACCCCAGAGTTCAGGTCAGGTAGAAAGAATGAATAGGACAATCAAGGAGACTTTAACTAAATTGACGCTTGCAACTGGCTCTAGGGACTGGGTGCTCCTGCTTCCCCTAGCCCTGTATCGAGCCCGCAACACGCCGGGCCCCCATGGTCTCACCCCATATGAAATCTTATATGGGGCACCCCCGCCCCTTGTAAACTTCCCTGATCCTGACATGGCAAAGGTTACTCATAACCCCTCTCTCCAAGCCCATTTACAGGCACTCTACCTGGTCCAGCACGAAGTCTGGAGACCGTTGGCGGCAGCTTACCAAGAACAACTGGACCGGCCGGTAGTGCCTCACCCTTTCCGAGTCGGTGACACAGTGTGGGTCCGCAGACACCAAACTAAAAATCTAGAACCCCGCTGGAAAGGACCTTATACCGTCCTACTGACTACCCCCACCGCTCTCAAAGTGGACGGCATTGCAGCGTGGATCCACGCTGCCCACGTAAAGGCTGCCGACACCAGGATTGAGCCACCATCGGAATCGACATGGCGTGTTCAACGCTCTCAAAATCCCCTAAAGATAAGATTGACCCGCGGGACCTCCTAATCCCCTTAATTCTCTTCCTGTCTCTCAAAGGGGCCAGATCCGCAGCACCCGGCTCCAGCCCTCACCAGGTCTACAACATTACCTGGGAAGTGACCAATGGGGATCGGGAGACAGTATGGGCAATATCAGGCAACCACCCTCTGTGGACTTGGTGGCCAGTCCTCACCCCAGATTTGTGTATGTTAGCTCTCAGTGGGCCGCCCCACTGGGGGCTAGAGTATCAGGCCCCCTATTCCTCGCCCCCGGGGCCCCCTTGTTGCTCAGGGAGCAGCGGGAACGTTGCAGGCTGTGCCAGAGACTGCAACGAGCCCTTGACCTCCCTCACCCCTCGGTGCAACACTGCCTGGAACAGACTTAAGCTGGACCAGGTAACTCATAAATCAAGTGAGGGATTTTATGTCTGCCCCGGGTCACATCGCCCCCGGGAAGCCAAGTCCTGTGGGGGTCCAGACTCCTTCTACTGTGCCTCTTGGGGCTGCGAGACAACCGGTAGAGTATACTGGAAGCCCTCCTCTTCTTGGGACTACATCACAGTAGACAACAATCTCACCTCTAACCAGGCTGTTCAGGTATGCAAAGACAATAAGTGGTGCAATCCCTTGGCTATCCGGTTTACAAACGCCGGGAAACAGGTCACCTCATGGACAACTGGACACTATTGGGGTCTACGTCTTTATGTCTCTGGACAGGACCCAGGGCTTACTTTCGGGATCCGACTCAGTTATCAAAATCTAGGACCTCGGATCCCAATAGGACCAAACCCCGTCCTGGCAGACCAACTTTCGTTCCCGCTACCTAATCCCCTACCCAAACCTGCCAAGTCTCCCCCCGCCTCTAGTTCGACTCCCACATTGATTTCCCCGTCCCCCACTCCCACTCAGCCCCCGCCAGCAGGAACGGGAGACAGATTACTAAATCTAGTACAGGGAGCTTACCAGGCACTCAACCTTACCAACCCTGATAAAACTCAAGAGTGCTGGTTATGCCTAGTGTCTGGACCCCCCTATTACGAGGGGGTTGCCGTCCTAGGTACTTATTCCAACCATACCTCTGCCCCAGCTAACTGCTCCGTGGCCTCCCAACACAAGCTGACCCTGTCCGAAGTGACTGGACGGGGACTCTGCATAGGAACAGTCCCAAAAACTCACCAGGCCCTGTGCAACACTACCCTTAAGGCAGGCAAAGGGTCTTACTATCTAGTTGCCCCCACAGGAACTATGTGGGCATGTAACACTGGACTCACTCCATGCCTATCTGCCACCGTGCTTAATCGCACCACTGACTATTGCGTTCTCGTGGAATTATGGCCCAGGGTCACCTACCATCCTCCCAGTTACGTCTATAGCCAGTTTGAAAAATCCCATAGACATAAAAGAGAACCAGTGTCCTTAACCTTGGCCTTATTATTAGGTGGGCTAACTATGGGTGGCATCGCCGCGGGAGTAGGGACAGGAACTACCGCCCTGGTCGCCACCCAGCAGTTTCAGCAGCTCCATGCTGCCGTACAAGATGATCTCAAAGAAGTCGAAAAGTCAATTACTAACCTAGAAAAGTCTCTTACTTCGTTGTCTGAGGTTGTACTGCAGAATCGACGAGGCCTAGACCTGTTGTTCCTAAAAGAGGGAGGACTGTGTGCTGCCCTAAAAGAAGAATGTTGTTTCTATGCTGACCATACAGGCCTAGTAAGAGATAGTATGGCCAAATTAAGAGAGAGACTCTCTCAGAGACAAAAACTATTTGAGTCGAGCCAAGGATGGTTCGAAGGATGGTTTAACAGATCCCCCTGGTTTACCACGTTGATATCCACCATCATGGGGCCTCTCATTATACTCCTACTAATTCTGCTTTTTGGACCCTGCATTCTTAATCGATTAGTTCAATTTGTTAAAGACAGGATCTCAGTAGTCCAGGCTTTAGTCCTGACTCAACAATACCACCAGCTAAAACCACTAGAATACGAGCCACAATAAATAAAAGATTTTATTTAGTTTCCAGAAAAAGGGGGGAATGAAAGACCCCACCAAATTGCTTAGCCTGATAGCCGCAGTAACGCCATTTTGCAAGGCATGGAAAAATACCAAACCAAGAATAGAGAAGTTCAGATCAAGGGCGGGTACACGAAAACAGCTAACGTTGGGCCAAACAGGATATCTGCGGTGAGCAGTTTCGGCCCCGGCCCGGGGCCAAGAACAGATGGTCACCGCGGTTCGGCCCCGGCCCGGGGCCAAGAACAGATGGTCCCCAGATATGGCCCAACCCTCAGCAGTTTCTTAAGACCCATCAGATGTTTCCAGGCTCCCCCAAGGACCTGAAATGACCCTGTGCCTTATTTGAATTAACCAATCAGCCTGCTTCTCGCTTCTGTTCGCGCGCTTCTGCTTCCCGAGCTCTATAAAAGAGCTCACAACCCCTCACTCGGCGCGCCAGTCCTCCGATAGACTGAGTCGCCCGGGTACCCGTGTATCCAATAAATCCTCTTGCTGTTGCA